CCGCACAAAGCAGCCGACGGCCAGAAGGTGGATCTCTATGACGACTTTGAGATAGGAGGCGAACACCTCCAATACCCAGGCGACCCCAAAGGCAGCGCCTGGAATACGATCAACTGCCTCTGCTCAACATACGAAGAAATACGATAATAAAATATATCATAAAATGAGATGTAAATGGATGAATTGACAAAAATATGCATTAAATGCAAGGCGGATAAATATTTATCAGATTATCATGTGAGAAAAGATAAGAAAGATGGTCATGTCAACATCTGTAAAGAATGTTACTCTCATTACCACAAAGAATATTATGAAAAGGCCAAGTCTCATAAATGTGAGATTGGAAAGATTTACCATGAAAAGAACAGATCAAAAAGAAATAAGTATAACAGGCAATATCACGAAAAAAATAAAACAAGACTCAATAAGATCTCAAGGTTATATGCAGCTAATCATAGAAATGAAATAAATGAAGCATATAACAAAAAAAGAAAAACAGATTCTGTATTTCGGTTAAATCATAATGTCAGAACGGCAATTCGAATTTCATTGAAAGGCAATAAGGCAGGCCGCCATTGGGAAGATATTGTTGGATATACTCTTGTGGATTTAAAACAGCATCTCGAAAAACAGTTCCAGCCGGGGATGACATGGGAAAATTATGGACAATGGCATATTGATCATATTATACCGCTTTCAATTTTCGATATCAGGGATACTAAAAGCCTGGGTTTTAAAAAAGCATGGGCGCTGGAAAATTTACGCCCTTTGTGGGCAAAACAGAATTTTAAAAAGAATGCAAAATTATTCGCAGCATGATAGCAACGGTATTTAAAAATACTTCTTGTCAGATCAAGGATCTTGATGAGAAAAAGGGTGTTGTGCAGATATACATCAACGCCTTCAACAATGAGGACAGCGATGGGGACATAAGCATCAAGGGAAGTTTTCAAAAAACCATCAAGGAAAACTTTGATCGTTTCAGACATCTTTTTAACCATGATACAGCAATATTGCTTGGCCTGCCCCTTGAAATGATAGAAGATGATTATGGGGTGCTGACGACATCAAAAATGAACATAAAAAAGCAAATTGTCAGAGATGTTTATGAGGACTATATCTTATTCAAAGAAAATAACCGCAGCCTTGAGCATTCGGTCAGGGTAAATCCAATCAAAAGAGACAAGCAAGATCCGAGGTTAGTTACAGAATGGCGTCTATGGGAGTACAGTACCCTTGCAGCATGGGGGGCAAACAGTCAGACCCCTCTATTGGGAATAAAGAACCTTTCAGATCTTGAAATAATGATGAGTAAAGGAAATTACAGCGAAGAGAAGCACAAAACAATACAAGCACTTTATGGCAAATTAAAAACTCTGATGGAACAGCCGGAAGCACTCGATGATGAGCCGCAACCACTCGACCAGGAACAGAAGATAAGAGATTTTTATTTATCAATCAAAATTTAATTTAAAAATGGCAAAAGAAGAAAAAACTGTCGAACAGCTCGCTGGCGAGATCAATCAATCCATAGATGCCCTCAAGAAGGCCATCGGAGAGAAAGCAGACCTCTCAGCGCTGGAAACGAAATACGACAGCATCACCGCCAAGCTGGATGGGCTCATTGACAAGGACGGCAAACCGGTTATGCCGGAGCTGATGGTCAAGCAGCAGGAACAGCTCGACGAGATATCCACCCAGCTCAAGCAGCTCGGAGAATATCAGAAAGGAACCACACCGGGCCTCAAGGCCCAGGTATTCGGAAAGGTCAAGAGTGACGACTTCCGTAAGAACATCACCACGGACGGCATCAAGAGGGGCCTGCTCAACTTTGATGTCAAGGCCGCCAACATTGACACCGACGACATCAACTCCGGCACGATCGAAACACAGACCGACATCGGAGTTAGCTCCGCACCCTGGAGGCCAACCCCGCTATGGGACGCCGTCGCCAAGGGAACCATAGGCCAGGGACGCGACAGCATCTCATGGTGGGAAGAAACAACCCGGACCGACTCGGCAGAGATGGTCACGGAACAGCTTGCCCCCGCTGCAGGATCCGCTAAGACCTGGACCAAGCAGAGCATGGACATCAAGATGATCAAGGACTATACCAAGGTCTCCCGCTCCGCGCTGGAAGATTTTGAGTACATCACCTCCGAGATCCAGGACCTGATGCAGAATGGCATCCCCCGCGAGCGGGAAGCAGAGATTCTCTCCGGATCCGGGCTGGGAACCCACCTCAAGGGCATCGACGAGTACTACAAGGCATTCGCCTGCCCTGCCAACTTCACCAAGGTGGCAGAACCCAACGAAGGAGACGTGCTGGCAGCAGCCATCCTCCAGGTCATGAACGGCAACACCTCCGACACAGAGAAAAAAGGCTACCTGCCGAACCTGCTCGTCCTGAACCCCGGCGACAGCATCAACATGAGATTGGTGAAAAACGCCAACTACAGCTACGTCCACCACCCACTCCTCTCACCCAACGGTGACCTTTTTAAAGGAGTCAGGATCGTAGAGAGCCTGGACCTGGCAGCCGGCCAGTTCATCGTCGGCGATTTCTCCAGGGCCAAGGCATACGTGAAAAGAGCCATGAGCGTCACCTTCCACTACGAGAACGAGGACGACGTCCTCACAGACCTTGTCCTGGTACTCGCCAGCATGAGGATCGCCGGACTGAAGGTGACTACTCCCGACGCTTACGCTTTCGTAGGCGGGACGTTTGCAGCAGGGAAAGCACTCATAGCATCAATTGAAGGATCATAGAAAGGAGTCCAGACATGAAGAAGATAATAGCCATTTTAATAGGTTTTGTCTTTGCCGTTTCGGCCTTCGGGCAGGTAACCGCAAGGACCGCTGACAGCAGGACGCTCAAGGGCGCTCAGTTTTTCTATGAGAAAGCAGCCATCGCAGCCGACACCGTCGGAACAGGTCAGGATAGCGTAATATACGAGATCCTGGTTAACAAGAACACCCCGGTCGCCATAGCCGTCCACGTGGCAGCAACACGAACCGGGACGACCGACGACTATGAGGTGAGGCTCCAGGGAAAGGTTTTTGAGAATGACGCCTACACCTCCCTCGTAGACTCCACCGCCCAGACATTCGCAACAGGGAAGCTCTCGCTTTATATGCCGGACGTGCGCATCGACACCGTCCAGGCTGCATCCAGACCGCCATTTTACCGCTATTTCAGGGTAGTCCTTGCCAGCGACGGTTCCGTCGCGGCAGCAGACAAGCTGACGGTATCAAAGGTGCAATGGAAAGCCTGGCAACGATAGGCCAATGTTCAACCAGAGGGGAGAGAGCACCCTCCCCTCTTTTAAAAAACACAGTATGACAAAGAAAGTAAAAGTAACGCTCAAGACAGGAAAGCAGATCGAGGTCCTCCCGATGGAGGTGGAAGGGCTCCGAAAGGCCGGGCTGCTGAAAGAGGCGCCGCCACAGAAAAAAGAGGAGAAGCTGCAATCCGAGACCAAAGAGGAGAAACTACAGGCCGAGACGAAGGTCAAGCCGGCACAGAAGCCACAGCCCAGGCCGGCGAACATCACCCAGGCCAACATCAAAGTAGCAAAACCGCAGAAATAACCAGCAGAAATGGACTTAAGGATATCAACGGACATAGCGGCTGAGATCCTGGCAACCGACGAGGTCTGCCAGTTCATCAAACTTGAGGACCAGGACGACGGACCGGAGCTGCTGCTCGTCGAGCAGATGATAAGCAGCGTCCGCACCCATTTTGAGAGGCGCACAGGGCTCTCCTTCGCACCCAGGACCTATGAGGCTTTCTTTCGCAGAAGCGAGTCGCCCTTTATCCTCCCCGTCGCCCCGGTGATCTCCGTGGACAAGGTGGAGACCATAGATTACCTCGGGACCAAAACCGAGCAGACGCTGAACGAGGGCTACTACAAGAAAGGGCTCTACGAGGTCGAGATAACCCCCATAGAGGGCTACGACATCCTGGTGACATTCCAGGCCGGCTACGGCAACACCAACACCCAGGACCTCCCGGAAGATTTGAAGCACGCCATGTTGATGCAGATCCTCCGCTGGTATGACAACCGGGATGACTTCTATGAACTGAAATTCATGGGATCCGTGGAGAAGATCCTCCACACCCACAAGACGAGGCTGATATGAGAACAACCAGGTACAACAGCAAGGTAACCATTCAGATATCCACCCAGACGGAAAACGAGATCGGAGGCTGGAGAGACAGCTACACCGACCTTTTTACCAGCTGGGCCTCCGTGGTCCCCACCCGCGGAGTCAAGCGAATGGAATATGCCAAGCTCGAGTACGTGGAGAGCTACGAGGTCGAGATCCGCGAGCGGACAACCCAGGAGGTCACGGCAGACTGCCGCATCCTCTACAGGGGAAACGCCTACCAGATCCTGTCGATCATCAGCGAAGGTGAAAGGATAAAAATAGACATAGGGAGGGACGGCAGATGATGACCATGCGCATAGACGACTATCAGTTTAAGATCGACATGAAAGCCTTCAGGCGCCGCAGCGGCATCGACTTTAAAAGGGCCATCCTGGAAGCAACGCTCACCCTGGAGAAGATGGCCAAGCTGAAGGTCCGCAATTTTACCAGCTCCTCCCGCGTCCGACGAGGCTACCTCGTCAGCCACATAACCAAACGGATAACCTCGGCAGGGCTGACAGGAGAGGTCACCTCCGGAGCCAACTACAGCCAGGCATTTGAGGAAGGGACCCGGCCGCACATCATCCGGGTAAAGAACAAGAAAATACTGGCAGGACCGCGCCGCGGAGCGCCGCCGGGATGGAACGTGAACAAGAAAAGCACCTCCTGGCAGATGGGCTACGTGACCTACGGACGCGAGGTGAGGCATCCAGGCACGCACCCCCACCCTTTCATGTTCCCGGCATGGAAATACGCCTGCCAGCGTCTTGAGAAAATATTAAAAAGAGCGCTGACATGAAGCACAGAGACCCAACCGAGCAACTGATAAAAGCATACGTCCAGCTCCTTAAGGGCAGGATCATCAGCGAAGGCGAAACCGTCCCCCTGGGGACCAGGATACCGCGAAGGAGCAACAAGTACGTTCTGGTTTACCTGGAGAGCCTCATCCCCTACAACACCGGAGACAAGGTGCTCTACCAGGCCACCGTGACCTTCCAGATAGTCTCCATGCAGGCCACAACGGAAGGAGACGAGACCATACCCAACGGCATCATGGAGCAGCTCCTGGAGCTGACCGGAGACCCGGAGGCGATCATCATGGACGATTTTAACTGCCTCACCGCGCAATTTGAGGACATGGAACACGACACAGAGCTCACAGATACGAGCTACAACATAATCAAGAAAGTAAGAATGTCTCATTTTTTAGAACAGAAACAATGAAAAAAGCAAGATTTGTCATCCCTATTTTAATCGCCGCAGCCGTCATGGCGATGGCATTAACCGACGTCCGCAACGCCCGGCTGAACAGCAGCCTGAGCGTCACAGAGAACCTCGTCACCCCAACGACCTCCGCCTTTATAGAGCTCAACGGGCTGAACGAGGTAGTCAACTACACCCCAGGCTCCGCGCGCTTTGACGCCGACAACGTCTACGCGAAGGCGCTCACCGGAGATGGAACCATAGACCTGACCGACCTGACCAACACCCTCGGAGAGGCGCTGAACCTGACAGGAGACGTGGTCGTCGCGGCGAAATTCCTGCTGCCGGACAGCGCAGGAGCAACCTGCACCATCAGCCAGGGAGCCAGCAACCCATATCCGCTATTCGGAAGCACCTTTAGCTTTCAGCTCAAGGCGAA